CAGTTTATTGTATCACACCGTCAATGATAGGATTGGGAAATGTTAATAATACATCAGCTTCTGATTTATTTAATAATCCTGTATTAACTGGTACAGTAACTGTTGCTAATAATTTATATATTTCGAGTACAAGTATTTTAGCTGGTCAAACAACTATTTTATCCGCTTTAACAGTAGCAGCAGCAGTAACAACCAATAATTTAACAGTAACTGGAAATACTATATTAAATACAACATCAGTTTTATCATCATTAACCGTTTCAGGTATTACTAATTTATTAAATGGATTAACAGTTACTCGTAATTTAAATATTATATCAGGAGATTTAAGTATATCTGGTTATCCGACTACCTTTATAACAGCTTTATCACAATTAACAAAATCATCAACTTCTACATCAAGTTATATTGTTCCAACAATAATTGATTATACATCTGGATTAATTGTTACTAAAGGTACATTTAATTTTTCAGGAAATTTTACAATTATGGGATGGTTTCAATTAAAAAATAGAGCAAATAATATTAGTCATTTTGGTATAGGACCACAACAAAGTAATATTAGTTATTACACATCAAATGTGCCATTTGCTTTACAAAATTATGCTGGTAATGGTAATTTAACAATAACATATAATGGCACTAAACAGCTTAATTATGCTACACCATCAAGCTTTAATGATAATTTAGAATGGGGTCATATATTAATAACCGGAAATGCAGGATCGCAAACAATTAATAATTCTTTGAAGTTTTTTTTGAATGGTATATTACTAACTCCTAGTTTTAACTTTGGTGGAAGTTTATCTGATACAATTGTAGCACAAAATAATTGTGTATTTCAAATATTTCCATCTTTTAGTAGTAATCAAAACTTTGGAGGAAGAATGTGTAATTTTATGATGATAAATGATATATTTACATATCAATCATCTTTCACTCCACCAAATTTTCCGAAAGTTATACCAAATATTTCTTATATGCCTAGTCTTACTTATCCTAATACAATATTTTATATCAATCAATTATCAACAACTAATAATACAAATAATTTAATAGGCACAGTTGATGTATCTAATATTATGATTGACTCCCAACAATCAATTATTACTCAATCAAATACTATATTTGGAAATATATAAATTTATAATTAAATGAAAATATATAATTTTCTATAATAATTAAATGAAAATAGATAAATTATTAATTGATAAAATTTTTGATTTACAAATTAAAATAAAAAATAAGAAAGATAAAATTAAATTATCAAAATACGAAGAATATATACCAATGTATGATATTTATAGTCAAAGAATTTATCCAATAAATAAATTAAATTTATATTATAGATTAATTGATTGTCATTATAGATTTGTTAATGATCAAATAATTTTTTGGCAACAAAAATTATTTGAAAAATATAAATATGATATTTATAAATATAATTTAGAAATTATTGATAACTATGATATAGATACATTAATTGATACATCATACAAAACACTATATAAATATTCTGAAGCTTTAGGATTATTAGTCACAATATGTAAAAGAAATAGTTTTAATCCTTTTATAAGTTATTTAGTACCATATTATTCAAAATTAGAAGTAATTAAATTAGGACAAAATATGAATTTATTAGAAAATATCGACATAGAATTGGATTATAATTTGTGTAAAACTATTTCCAATAATGATGTTTCTTTTGATGAAATTGCAAAACATTCAAATTATATTATTCAAAATAATTTAACAAGTTGGATATGTTTATATAGTTTTTTTGGATCATTTTTATTCAATAATTATCTAAGAAATGATGATTTAGAAAATATACCATTTCATCCTATATTTTTAAAAGGCATACTTAAAATAATGAAATGTATGAAAAATACACCTGAATTAAATAATGATTATTATATGTACAGATTTATCTGGAATGATGATTTTTTAATAAATTTACAAATTAATGATATATTTATTGATAATGGATTTATTTCATCAACACGAGATCCATTTTATAGTCCCGGATTATCAGGATGTTTTGGTCTTGTTTTAATTAAAATAAAAATACCAAAAAATAAAAAAGGGATTGGATTATTAATTGAAAATTTTTCATTGTTTCCAAAAGAAGAAGAATTTTTAATTCAGCCATATTCAAAATTAAAATTATTATCTAAAAATGATAATTTTAAATATTATCATACAAATCCTGAATTTGAAAAAATAATAAACAGAAAATATGAATTTGAATTAATAGACAATGATATTGAAGCAATAAATAAATTATTTTTAATTTTATCTAGAAATAATTTATCAATTGAAAATACATATGATATTACAGAAATTAATTTAACTGGAATTGATAGATTTCATATCATTAAAAGATTTATAGAAAACTATTCTAATAATAATAAAGTTGATTTAAAATTTAAAAATAAAATTTATTTATTCAATTATCAATGGTTTGATGCTACAAAAAATAGTTCATATGAAAAATTATATTATAACAAAGTTAAAGATGGTATGATGTTTTCTTTATTTGACGATTCTGGTTATCCGTATTTAAATATAGAATTAGGTGATAAATTGGTCATTAATTATTTAAATAAATTTTATTTTACCAATCAAAAATATGAAATTAATAAAGAACTATTAGATTTAATTTATCATTTTGGTAGAATTTTTAATTATTCAGATGCAATTATATATCATAATTTTTGTTCTTTTTATATGTTTGAAAAAAATTATTCAGAAGATCTTAAACTTTTATTATCATTTAATTTATTTAATTATAGTATATATAATTATTTAAAATCCAATAAAAAATTTTTAGATATTGATCCATTTATAAATTATAATTTAGGTTATTTTTATTTGGATAATTATTTTAATAAAATAATTGATGATAAAATTAAAATAAAACTTCCAAATGATTTTAAATTATTAAAAACTAATAGGGAATTATTTATTAATTTAATTGAATATCATTTTGATTTATATTCAAAAATTATTGAATTAATTGATAATCGAATATTTTATGATTCATACGTAACATTTAATATATATGAAAAACTTTTATCTGAAAATTTAATAGAAAATTTTAAACCCAATTTAGATCATTCAATAGATGAAATAAAAGATTTTAATTATCAATTAGTTTATAGACAACCAATTAGAAGAAAATAATTTAATAATTATTCAGTTTTAATATAATTTTTGCTAATATAAAACTACCAAAAACATCTGTGGGATAATGCACTCCTAAATATATTCTACTAAATCCAACTATTAAAGGTATGAATAATAAATTAATGCTTAAATTTTTTGTTAATAAATATGATAATAAGAATGCATTAAATGTATGACCTGAAGGAAAAGAAAATTTATCATAGGTCATATTTTCTAATAATTCAACATTTTTATAAACTATAAAAGGTCTTTCTCTTCGCACATTTATTTTTATTATAAAAATAATAATTTGACTTATGAGTAATAAATATATTTGATTTTTTGTAAGTTTATTATATAAAAATAAAATAAAAATTATAATTATAAAAATTTTAAAATGAAAAGGTATTGAAATTAATTGCATCATTTTTATAAATAATTCATTGTTTACTCCATTTTGTATGAATTTTATGATATTTAATTCTATATCATTATCCATGTAATTGTTATAAATAACTAGAAAATTTTTAATTATTCTTTTTTTATGTAAAAATTATTTTCTAAATTATTTAAATAGATGTTAAAAATAATTTTTGTTATAATTATTTTATATATAATAATTCAAAATTTATTAGATGATTCTAATACTAAAACAAATGAAGATATAAAATTTTTGAATACAAAAGCTAATAATATTGCTAGAAATTTTCAATCACCTGTAGTTGCAATTAAACAAACTGATATTAAACAAATTCAACAAAATCCACAATCTGATACTTTAAATTCAAAAAATATGATATTTGATAAACCTAATCCATGGACTAGAATTATTTATAATCAAAATGATGAATATCCATATTCATTTTGTATTAAAATAAAAATATCATCATTAAATGATTATGAAAATTGGAAAAAAATAATACCAAATTTAAATTTTAGTTCAAATACTGGAGAATTAATTATTCCAAGTAAAGATGAACCTAGTGCATTAGCATTAATTAATTTAATTTCAAATAATTTAATGGGTAAAATTAGTTTAAAAGATATTTTAGATAAAAATTTAATTCAAATTTCTATTAACAAAGCAAAAAATTATGAAGTTGTGCAAAATAAATTAAGAGATCAAATTAATGAAACTTTATATGGAAAAATAAATATAAAACCTAATTATGAAAATGATTTAGATTATGCTGACCGTAAAAAATCTTCAAAAATAGATTTTATAAATAATAATTCTGATATTGATAATAATAATCAATTAGTTGATAATAGTGATAATTATATGTTACCAGCATCACAGAGTTTTTCAAATAATAATTATGAAAAATTTAATAATGATGATAAAGATGATATTGAACCATTTGAAGGTAGTGATTATTCTTATTTATAAGGCTGTGTACAGGATTTTATATAAAAAGATATTTATTATAATTAATAATGTTAAATCAAAAAATTATTAATTATAATATAAACGGCAGAAAAATACCATTAAATTTTGAAAATCCACTAGATAATTATATAATATCTTTCTGTGATTATTTTATAAATTTTTGTTTGAAATATAAAATTACACCTAACATTGTAACAATTACTCGGATTTTTTTATCTTTTTATATTATTTATTTATTATATTTTACTACTTATATTTATTTTCCAATAATTGGAATTACAATATTTTATTTTATGGATTGTTTAGATGGTCATTTAGCTAGATTAACAGATCAAGTTACTGTATTGGGTGATTATTTAGATCATAATGCAGATTTATTTTTTTATATTAATTTTCTTATTTATATTTTTTATAAAACATATATATATAAATTTTATATAATTATAAGTTTTGTAATATTGAGTTATTTAGCTCTAGTACATTTAAGTTTACAACAAAAAAATTATAAATTGATAATATATGACAATTTAAATAAAGATTTAATTAAAAATAATATAGAAGATTGTGAAATACTTGATAAATTAAAATATTTGCATAATTTTGAACCAAATAATATTAAATGGAGTAAATATTTTGGTACAGGTACATTATATACATCAATGTTATTTATAGTTTATTTAATAAAAAAATAATAATATATATTTAATTGAAAAAAAAAATATTTTTATTTATATATATGGATAAAAATATTTATAATGATGGAAGAAAAATACCATCGTGTTATGAAAATCCTATTGATAATATATTAATTGAATTTTCAAATAAATTAACTGATTTTTTATACAAAAATAAAATTTCACCTAATTTAATTACTATTCTAAGATTAGTTTTAATATGTTTTGTTATTAGATCATTATTTTATACAAATGAAGTTTGGTTTCCTATTATAGGTAGTTTTATTTTCTATTTTATGGATTGTTTAGATGGTAATTTAGCTAGATCTACTAATCAGGTAACAATTTTTGGTGATTATTTAGATCATTTTGCAGATCTATTTTATTATATTATAATTGGTTTATATATACATGTAAAGAATTATGATAATAAATATTATATTTATTTAATATTTATTATATTTGCATATTTAACTTTAGTTCATTTAGGTATACAACAATTATTCTATAAATATATTTCAAAAAATAAAGATATTGAAGAAGAATTATTAGATTATTTAAATAATTTACATAATTTAGATAAATGTAATATTAAATGGACTAAATATTTTGGATCAGGTACATTTATTATAGTTATATTAATTATAATATATTATATTCAATCACATCAAATATAAATAACAATAAATTATTTAAACAATGTCATGCAATAAAATAAAATTATGGTACATCATCTAATAGTTCAGATGAAAGAATTTGTGATTCGATAGTATTTTTAACCACATCAAATGGAAACCCTTCCGGTATTGTAAAATCATCATCATATACATCTGGCGATGGAATCTGAGATTCAGATGAATTAATTTTGTAGATGTCATCATGTTTATTCCTATAATATCCACAGTGTTTGTACCATCGGTTTATATATCTATCAGTCAAAAGTGGAAAGCCATAGTAGGTTTCAGTTGAGTCTAATGAAACCATTGCTTTGGTAAAAGTCAAATCACCATTCCAATCAATATTACTACCAATATGTTCAGGTGATTTATATATGATTCCTGTGCTAGAAATGTAAACAGGATATGAGCTGATATATCTTTTATGATGAAATGATGTAAATAGTTCTTCTATTGACCCAGTAAATAGTAATTCTCCTGCCATATTTATTATCTTAATATCTGGTGGCGTGGGGATTTCAAAAGAATCTACCAAAAAAACACGTTGTGTTTTTTTGCTATCTATCTCTTTATACCATTCATGTGGCTTTTTGTTACCTCTGTTTATCCAAAAAAGTTGATGATTTTTTCTAGCTAACATATCCTCCGTGTACTTGTAAGCAAAAGTGGAGTTTTAATTGCTTGGTATGCACGTTGCTTCCGGTGTAATGCAAAATTGGATAAATCTTCTTTTGCATCATATTGATGTCTCATTGTTGTTTTGTTGATTTTAAGCTTTTGTAGTAAGCTCAAACTAGCAATTGGTAAAATTAAAAGCTTTTTCTAGACAATCCAAACTTGGTTTGGAATTGCTACGGTAATGTATCTTTTTTTTTTGGATTTTTTTAATTATTTAAACTTTTATAATTAAATGATTACCTATGTAATATCTAAAAGTGTAAAAGAAGTATTATTAATAAAATAATTATATAAATCATTTGATCCATTATCTATTATAAAGATACAATTGAATTTTGGATACCATTTTATATTTATATCTTTATATTTATTTAAAAATAAAGATATTTGATATTTATCATCATTAATTATTTTATGAAATTCATCTATATTATTAATTGACGATAAATTATTAAAATTTTTAGCATGTGGATGAATATTTTTAAGAATATTATATCTTTCATTTATTGTTGTATTTGGAATATCAATATCAATTATTAAATATAAATCTAAATTTTCAATATATTCAGCTTCAATATTATAATTATAAATTATATTATTGAATGGAAAAATATTAAGTGGTAGATTATTAATTTTAATTCCATTTGTTATTTCTCTTAAAACAATTTTTTGAATATTATTAATTTCACTAGGTAATAAATATTTTTTTGATAAATTATTTGAGAATTGTTGATTTTGTAACTGATAATTTAATGAACCATTTTTCAATACAGGTATATTTTTAATTGGTTTAAAAAATTTAATATCATTATGTATTTCATACATTTTAATATGATACATTATAATTTTGATTTTATAGAATCTTTTTGCATACATACGTAAATGATGTAGTAATAAATTTGCTTTTATATTTCTAAAAGTAAAACAATATTTATTTTCACTTTTATTTGCATAACAAATATCATTACAATAAAAAAATCGAGTAAATAATAAATAATTAAAATCATTATGAACAAATAATATTTTATTATAAAATTTTCCTAGTAAATTATTATCTGTTATTATTCTGAAAATTATTTTTATTATATTATTATTTAGATTATTAATAAAATTATAATAATTTATATTCAATATTATATTGATAATTTGATACATATTATCAATTATTATTTTTTTTAAATTTTTAGGTATATTTTGTGATATTAAGTTCAAAATTTTTCTGTCATTATTTAATTTATAATAATTATATTTTAATATTAATATTATATTAATAATATTTTTTTCATCATTTGTTTTCATTAAATCATATAATTTTGTAATTAAAATATCAAAATTAATATCTAGAAAAATATTATTAATTATATCTGATAAATTTATAAAAGTATGTGGATAAATATAATAATATTTATGAATCCCTAAAATAACTTTTGACGATTTAAATGATTTAATCATGGTTTCAAAATTTGATGTTAATTCAGTATATTCTGATAAAATTCTTAATCTTTTTAAAATAAATTTATCAGGCATTGAAGTACCACCTAAACATATAATCATAGTATTTAATAAGTTAACATTCTTGCAAAAGAATAACTTATCCTCTAACAATATCTTATCTAATATATGTTTATATAATCTATCATCAGAATTACATATACACCTACAAAATATATCTTCATGTAGATTATTTGATAATTGTTCAATAGTTTTATATCTAGTTTTATTTAACCAAAATATAAAAGTTGCAAAAGTTCCATATTTTGCTGCTATTAATAAATAATTATGAATATCATTATCTGATAAATTTTGATAAATATTATTGGTAAGTTTTATTAATAAATATTGTCCTTTATTTAAATTTGTTAAATTTCTTAATAAATCTGATTTTACAATATTTATTTCTAAATCAAATTTAATTATATCATTCTCTGCTGTATTAATAAGACTATTTAAATTATCTACTATAAAATCTAATAAATAATAGAAATATTCTATTTTATAATTTTTATCAAAATCTAAATTACCATATGATATTTTTTTTATTAAAACTAATAATATTTTTTTTTGATAATTTTTACTATAACAATTATCAAACGAATAAATATCAAATTTTTTTGAACGTGATGTATTTTTATTATATAGATTTAATATCTTTATTACTTCTTCATTAATATACATATCATTCAGATTTGTTGTATTCATTTAAATATTAATTGGAAATTAATATTTAAATAAGTTTATTTAATTTTATACCTTTGGAGATTTTAAATGCTGATTATTTTAGTCTAATAAATCAGATTTTTTATGATTTATTCTCGAAGATAAATTTATTATGGATTATTGAATTTATTAACTACGCGATAAATCCAAATTTAATTGATTAAATGCATTGGTAATATCTAACGCTTGTGCATCAGTTAATTCATAACCCATAGTATATCCACCAAGTCTTGCACTGGTTACTCCATTTAATGTACCGTATATATTATTTGCAGCATTACTATCAGCACTACCATTTGCTGCAAGTACAGAACATGGCCAATTAATTGGATATGAATTATCTACATTACCTGTAACAGTAGTTTTTACTCCATTTCTATAAAAATAAGTTGTATCATTCGTATTTCTTTTAATTATATTCATACCAATACTATTAGTATTTGCATTTAAATAAACTTGCCCTCCCCACAATGATGCATTATTTCCTCCTCCGAATGAATCATCTGTCACACAATAATGACGTGTCCATGCACCTATCGGTCCCCAAATACCCATAGGTCTTCCATTTAATTGTGTAAAAGCATATACACCCATATGTAAATTTTGACCATTTGAAGTAATTGTAGTAATTTTTAATCCTGTATTTATTGCTGCACCTGTACTCGAAACACCTCCCGTTCTTGAATAATTTGGTGTACCAGATTGTGTTGTATCATTTAAAGAAGCACCATTATTTGATAATCCGCCATCTATTATTAGAGGACATAATGCTGCATTTAAACTATCGCCACAAAATGTATTTAAACGTAAAATTTTACTCCATGCATTACTATTACTTTGTAAACTTGTTATAAATTTAAAATGTGCATTAATTTCTGATGTTGATAAATTACCACCAGCATTATTTACTCTTAATATCCAATTATTAAGAATAATATTATTAAAATATGTTATATTTAACATTCTATAATTATAACCAATATTACCTGTGGTATCTGTTGCTTGGTATGTTGTTGTATAATTTCCTGCCGATAATGCAGTTACTTGTGTTATTACACTTGATGATCCTGATATTAAAATATTTGACGATAATAAATTTGTATTTCCTGATATTATTGATGTCATATAAACTGGATTTGAATTATTAAAGTAATCTAAAGCATATGCACCAGGATCTGTAAATGATAATCCTGAATAAATAGTTATTGATGAACCACTTGATAAATAAATAGTTGGTGGTACACTATTTAATCTTATTTTTAGTACACCACCGGTTCTATACCATCCCCAATTAGCTACTCCTGCATTTGCGGCTGTATTATTATCTGGATATTCTGGTAATTGACTTACTATACTACTTAATATATTTAAATTTGCTAGTTGGGATCCTAATGTTAAATTATTAGTTAATATAACATTTCCCGATACTGATAAATTTGATGCAAATGTTAATGCACCCTGTATATTTGTTTGATTTGATACATTTAAATTTGATAATATTGTTGTATTCTGTAATATTGAAGTATTATTAATTAATAAATTTGAATTTATAGATACAGAACTTTTTATATTTGTATTTGCTGTTACATTTAATAATGATCCTATTGTTAATGCACTATTTATTATAGTATTTCCTAAAACATATAAATTTGATCCTATTGTTAATGCGCCTGTTAATATTGATGTTCCTGATACAGTTAATGATCCCATTATTGTTGTATTTCCTAATATTGTCATTGTACTATTTACATTTATTATACCTGCTATTGTAATACTTCCATTTAAAATACTATTATTTGTAACAATTAAAGATGATCCGATTGTTACACTATTATTTAATAACATATTTAATACATTTAAATTGGAATTAATTGATGTATTATTATTAAAAATAGTATTTCCTGATACATATAATTGTGATGATAAAGAAACATTATTATTTAATGTTGTTATACCAGATATATTTAAATTATTATTAATATCGACTGTTGCAATAAACATTGTTTGACCACCAGCAGGTGGACGTATTATAAATCTAGATGCATCAGTAGTAGTTTGAATAAATCCTGTTCCTGCAGTTCCTAAAATTTCTATTCCACTAGAGTTACCTATATCAAAACCTGTTCCAGTACTCGCATTTAAATTAAGTGAAATTAATTTATCAGTACTCATAAAATCATCAGTAGCAATAAAATTAGATGTTCCTATAATATTTATAATTGAATTTGCATTACCTATATTAATTTGATTACCGTAAATATTTAATGTTTGATTAACTGGATTAATTGTTGATATTGCTATATTATTAAATATAGCACTACCATTAATACTCAAATTATTATTAATAGTTATTGCATTATCAATAACTGCATTAGAACTAACATATAAATTACCAAATAAAGTACAATTACTATTTATATTTAAATTACTTAGAATAGAAGTAGAACCATTAATACGTGTATTACCAGATATATTAATAGATGAATTAAAGCTGGTATCACCATTAAATATAGTATTACCGGATATATAAAGAGATGAATAAATTGTTGTATTATTTTGTACAATAGAATATCCAGAAACATTAAGATTAGAATTAAAACTAGTATTACCAATAATAGTAGTATTTCCTGAATTATTAATAATACTATCTAATCCTACCATTGATATATATTTTCGAATTAAAATATTATCTAGCGATGACATTATAATTAGTTAGATATTTATTTTTGATAAACTATATAATATTTAAATTACGATAATTATAACCAATATTACCTGCATTATCAGTTGCATTATATGTTATAATATATGATCCTGAAGATAAAATCGATGGTGCAGTTATTAATTTTGATCCATTTATAACAATAGGTGAAGATATAATATTTGAAGTTGTAGTATTCGCAATTGATGATAAATATGGTATAACATTTCCATCAATATTATCAATGGCATAAACTCCTAATTCTGTGTAGTTTAATCCAGATGCACATGTAACTGTTGATGGACCAGATAAATATATAACAGGAGGTATATCATCTAATCTAATTTTTATAATACCCCCTGTTCGATACCAACCCCATATTGGTACACCTGCAGCTGATGCTGTTTTATTATCTGGATATTCATTTAATTGACTAGTTATATTACCCAATATGCTAAATGTAGCTAGATTTGTTCCTAATGTTATATTTCCTGTTATAATACTTTGTCCGGATACATATAAATTTGAAGAAACTGTTGTAGCCAAATTTAAAACTGTATTATTTGAAACTGTCATACTAGATAAAATTGTTGAATCACCATTAAATATAGCATTACTATTAACTAATAAATTAGAATTAAAGCTTGCTGTACCATTAATATTAGTATACCCAGAAATATTTAAAGATGAACCAAATGTTGTGTTACCTTGCAAAGTTGTATTTCCAGATACAAATAAATTTGTCATTATAGTTGTTGATCCATTTAAAATAGACATTCCAGATACTGTTAATGAACCCATGATTGTTGTATTACCATTAATTATTGTATTACCTGAAACAGTTAAAATTCCTAATATAGTTGTATTTGCATTAAAAATTGCATTTCCTGATACATATAATGATGAACTTATAGTAGTAGATCCATTTAATATGGTATCACCAGATATATTTAAATTAGAATTAATAGTAATATTACCATTTATATTTGTTGTACCAGACACAAATAATTGAGAATATAATGTAGTATTATTATTTAATATTGTTACTCCACTTATAAATAAATTGTTATTTAAATCGACTGTTGCAATATACATTGTAGGACCACCTGTAGGTGGACATATTTGAAATTGAGTTGCATCAGAAGTTGTTTTTATAAATCCTGTTCCACTTGTACCTAATATTTCAATACCACTTAATCCTCCTATATCAAAACCAGTACCTGTACTAGTATTTAAATTTAATGATATGATTTTATCAACCAAAACTAAATTATTACTTGCAATATAATTTGTTGTACCAATTATATTAATAATTGAATTAGAATTTCCTATATTTATAATACTACCATTAATATTTAAAGTATTACCAGAAGCATTTATTATTGGAGTAATAATACCATTATTAAATTTAGCTAATCCACTAACATATAAATTAGAATTAATACTAGCGTTACTATTTATTAATGAAAAACCACTTACATATAAATTACCTAATAAATTAGTATTATTCGAAACAGATAAATTACTCAAGATTGTTACTGATCCATTAATTATAGTATTTCCAGATACATATAACGGTGAATTTATAGTAACATTTCCATTTAAAATAGTATTACCAGATACTATTAACGACGATAAAATTGTTGTATTACCATTTAAAACAGTATTACCAGATACATTAAAATTCGAATTCATACTGACATTTCCAGTAATTACAGTATTACCAGAATTATTACTTATATTGCTTAAACCAACCATATTTTGATATTTAAGAATTAATACATTATCTTGTGCTGACATTATATTTAGCTAGATATTTTATTTTATTATTATTTAAAACAAAATTTGCAAAAAAGCTTGGCTTTTTTGTATAAAAAAAAATAGGTTTTTCATTTTTATTTTTCTATGATACAATCAAAGTTCTATATAATGGTGCAGAAGTATTACCTGCATTATCAGTAGCAGAATATGTTATTACATAAATACCTGTTAATAAACTATTTGTATCAGATATAATTGTGTTGTTACCTAAAATTGGTATTGGTGTTGCAATAATATTTGTTATTTGAGAATTAGATATTGATATTAGATAAGGTACAACATATGAATCTGCAATATCATATGCATTAATACCGGGATCAATATAAGAGGTTCCATAATTAATAATTATTGTACTAGCCCCAATTAGTTCAATTGTTGGTGGAATATTATTTAATCTAATCTTTAATATACCGCCTGTTCTATAAAAACCCCATAATGGTACACCACCAGCTACAGCATCACTATTTGAATTATAATGTGGTAATTTACTAATCATTTGACCTAATATATATAAATTACTATAATTATTTGATGAATATCCTAAAATTGATCCAATTGTCATATTTCCATTAATTATAATATTTCCGTTTACATTTAAATTTGAATTTAAATTTGTTAATCCTTGTAATAAAGATTTATCACTTACATTTAAATTAGTTGCTACAGTAGTTGTTCCTAATATATTAGCATTACCAATAATATTTAATGATGATAATATTGTTGTGGTTCCTTGAATTACAGATTGACCTGACACATATAATCCTGAGTTCAATGATGTATTTCCTTGTAATAAACTACTACCAAAAATATTTAAATCAGAAAATAATGTCATTGCACCGTTTACAGTAGTATCACTATTAATATTTAATGTTGATCTTATTGTTGTATTGCCACGTAAATTACCGGTTCCATTAACAGAAAAAGAAGAATTCATAGTAGCATCATTATATAATATAGTATCACCTGATATTATAATATTTGATAGGAATGTAGATGAATTTTGAAATACAGTATTTCCAGATGTAATTAATGACCCATTAAATATTGTATTACCATTAATTACTGTATTTCCATTTACATATAACTGAGAAAATGTTGTTAATGGACCATATAAAATTGTATTACCAGAAATACTTAAATTATTATCATTATCAACTGTTGATATATATTTAATTTGACTATCCATTGGTGCTTTAATTTGATATCGCATTGCATCAGGTGATGTTAATATAAATCCTTTACCACTTGAACTATATATTTCAAAACCACAATTATCTCCTATATTTGTAGTGGATGATGTATTTGAATTTAAATTAACAGATACAATTTTATCTAATAATTTAACTTGATTAACAGCGAAATATGTTGTTGTTCCATTTATATTAATTGTAGAATTTATATTACCTATATTTATTTTATCTCCATTAATATTTAAACTATCACCTATAGATCCAATACTATTTATATTAAAACTATTATTAAATTTTATTAATCCTGATATACTAACATCTTTATAACATGTTAAATTTGGTAATACTGAATAATTATTTAGATTTAGATTACCATTTATTAAAATATTTTGACAATTTAAATTAGATTTTACACTAATTGAGCTTAACGAGTTAAAATTATTATATACATATAAATCAGAATTATTTGTTAATCTATTATATAATATTGTATTTCCTGATACATTTAAATTTGAATTTATTGTTACACTACCATTTAAAGTAGAATATCCGGATACATAAAGATTTCCTAATATTGAAACTGATGCTTGTAATGTACTACTTTCCGTTGTGCTATTTATATTTGTTAATCCTAACATTTGTTTATATTTTATAGTTTGAGCAATATCCACACTTGACATTATATAATAGATTATATTATATTTTTAAATATAAAAATCTAAGTATTAAATAATGACATCTACTATAAATTTTGATATCACTAAGGAATTTAAAAAATATAAAGTACCAACATCTCGTGAAAAAATGGAAGAATATTGTTTACCAAAAAAATTTACATTACAGCCGCAACAATTATTTTTAGCCGATTTTTTATCAAGCGATTTTAGTCCATGGTTTAATGATAATAATGTTAGAGGTACATTATTATATCATCAAATTGGTGCAGGAAAAACATGTACAGCTATATCTATTGCAGAAAAATTCAAAAAAAAATTAAAGATAATTGTAGTATTACCAGCAGCATTAATAGGAAATTTTTTAACTGAATTAAGATCTGAATGTGTAGACAGTGAATATTTATCTAATGATCTAAGAAAAAAAATTAAAAATTTAAAACCATTTGATACAGAATACAAAAAAATTATAGATGAATCTAATAAAAAAATAAAAAAATATTATACAATTTATTCATATCATAAATTTAATTCTTTGGTAATTATGAATAAAATCAAAAATTTAAATAATTCATTATTAATAATTGATGAAGTACAAAATATGATATCAATGAATGGTGTTTTTTATAAATCTTTAAGAAAAGTTATTAATAATTCAAATGATTCTTTAAAAATATTATTATTAAGTGGTACACCTATATTTGATAAACCTGTTGAAATTGCTCTAACATTAAATTTATTAAAAAAAAATGATTTATTACCTATTACAAATTTTAATCAAAACTATTTAAAATCTTCTCAAACAAATAAAGGTATAATTTATAAAATGATTAATATTAAAAATTTTCGTAATAAAATTACAAATCTAATTTCATATTATAGAGGTGCACCTCCGCAAGCATATCCTAAAACAGAATTTAAATTAGTTAAATGTAATATGAGCGAATTTCAACATAAAAGTTATTTAACAAGTCTCAGTTCAGAAAATAATTTTATCAGAGGATCGTTTAAAAATGTAGATATCTTAAAATTACCTCAAAATTTTTTTTTAGGACCTAGAATGATTTCAAATATTGCATTTCCTAATAAATCAATTGGAGAAATAGGTTTTAATTCTTTTAAAGATGATTATTTACAATTACAAAATATAAAATTATATTCAATAAAATTTTATAAAATATTTAAAAAAATTAAAAAAGCAGATGGTCCTATTTTTATATTTTCTAATTTTAAAGAATCAGGAGGTATTAAATGTTTTATTAAATTTATTGAATATCACGGATGGAAAAATTATTGTAATTATAATGAAGGTCCTAAAAGATTTGTAATTTGGTCTGGTGAAGAAACACAAGATTATAAGAATGAAATTAATTTTATTTTTAATAGTAAAGATAATGCAGATGGATCAAAAATAAAGATTATACTTGGAACGCCTTCCATTAAAGAAGGTGTTACACTATTAAGAGTACAGCAAGTTCATATTATTGAACCATATTGGAATATGTCAAGAATGTTACAAATTATGGGTAGAGCTGTTCGATTTTGTTCACATAAAGATGTTCCTAAAAGTAAACGTTTAGTAAAAATATATTTATATTTAGCTACATTCCCCAAAGAAGAATCTATTGATGAATATATTTGGTCTCTGGCTAATAAAAAAAATTTTTTAATTAATGATTTTGAACATATATTAAAAGAATCTGCTTTTGATTGTAAAATTTTATTTAATCGCAATTCTTATTCGACTGATGAAAAAATTTTAACATGTAAAATATAAAAATATATAAAAATTAATATATATATATATATACTAGAATAATGGACAATTCAAATTCATCTGAGAAAATTTTTACAAAAGAAAATCAAAGGTCGGCTGCCAGTTTAGACAAACAACCGTCAGAAGCCATACAAGTCAGTGCATCAAGCATACAAGGCAGATCATCCGAACCAGTCCGACTAGTCCCAAAAGAATCGTCTGATGTATTTGGTAGTCCAGACGTATCACCTACACCTTCATCAGAAGTATCAATAGATAATACTGAAATTAACGAAATAAATGCGTTTTTAAAAAAAATTGGTTTAAAATATCAAATTAGTAATGATAATATAGATATTGAAAAATTATTTAAAATAAGATGTTTGTATCACAAACTTTTATCAGATAGCATTTTAAATAATAAAAATGATCAAACCCCTAAAACATTTAAAAATGCAACCACAAATTTTGTTGAGGATGAAACATTTAAAAATTCTATTAAAGTTCCTTCATATAAGTTTATTGAATGTTTATCAACTAAAGTTCAAGCTAAAATTAATCAAAAAATAAAAATGTCATCGTATCAACGGTTACATGCTGATTTTTTATTTAATTATAGAAAAAATTATACTAATTTTCATTTAGTTAATTATGCAAAGGATTTTTTTCAAAAATTTTTTAATAATCAAAATATTACTATTTCTGATTATTATATTGAAATTGATAGTAAAGATATTTTAACAATAAAAAATTTTGAAAATGTATCTATTGAAAATGATGTATTAAAATCTGATATACTATCAATAAAATCACGATTTATTTTAATTTATTTAACAATTCCTGAACATGCAAATTCTATTATTATTGATACTCTTGAAAAAAAAATATATCATTTTGAACCAAATAGTTATAATTTTTTATTAAAATATAATAATAACCATATTTTACTTAAAAAATGGTTATATATGGATAATCTATTAACCGATAAAATAATAAATTCTTTTATTACAAATACAGTTTTCAGCCCTCAAGAAATTGATATAATTATAAATAAATATTTTGTAATACAAACTAAAACTGATACAATATTAAAATTTAAATTAATAGCTACTGATAATGCAACATCATATTTTACTAATATGGATGAAAATATTAAAAAGATTTACAATATTAAAAACATTAGGTTTTATTTTAATGCTGAAAATAAAAATTTTGTATTATGGATTATAGATATTATTTCTAATCAACATTCAAATAATTTAACATTAAATCAAGATGAATATCATAATGAAGATATTAAAATTGATATTAAAAAAAATTTCAAACCATTTATTTATGATAAAATATTATATGAAATTTTTAAAAGAATTACTCCAAATTATAAATATAATTCAGCTTATTCTTGTACACGTACAGATTTACCAATAATTAAATATGAGGTACAATCAGGATTTGATCCAGATGGCTATTGTAATACCATAAATTATTTTTTTTGGTTTTTATTATTATTAAATTCTGATCAACTTGATAATATACCATTAAGTCTATTTATGTCTAAATGGGTTTTTAAATATGATACAATTATGGAAAATAATAATAATATTTCAACTAATTTTGTTAGAAAATTTGCAACAATAATTTTTCAATATTACAATAAATGTGTATATACATATTTAGATAAAATAATAAACGAGAATAAAACAATAGATTTTAAAATTGACGATGAACAAGAAAAAAAAATTAAAATATTACTTAGAAATATTTTATATAAAAAAGATATAAATTCTGCTGCTGAAACTGATATATTACAGATTGAAAAAGATAAAATTCAAAAAAATTATAAAGATGAACAAAAAAGATTACAAGAATTAAAAAAAACAAATTTTGATAAAATAATAGCTGATCGAAAAAAAGAATATGAAGAAACAAATCAAATACATAAAAAAGAATATATTGACGCAGAACGAAAACGTTCAGAAGAATATAAACAAGCAAAAAATAATCTTAATATTACTCTTAATAATTTACAAAATGAATACGCAAAAACAAAATTAATAAATGATTTACAAAATGAATACACAAAAACAAAATTAATAAATGATTTACAAAATTTAAATAATTATGTAAAAATTTATAATGACAAAAATAAGATATTAACAGATGAATATAATAATAATAATAATCTATTTAATGTTAAATATAATATAAGAAATAAAGAATTACTCGATGCATATAATAATGAAAATGAAGAATTAGTTGCGGCATATAATAATTCTGAATTAACAGATGCATTTAATGATGATAATACAGTATTATTAAATAAGGTCAAACAATATTTAAATTCCCAAAAAACAAAAAGTGATGAATTATCAAAAGAATACACGGTAGACGAACAAATGGTATTAAATGAGTATGATGAAAAACTAAATAATTTAGAAAATCCTAACTCAGAATATTATAAACAAGTATTGAACCATCAAACTATGTTTCAAAAATTATTGAAAATGGTATATAATGATAAACAATTATATGAAAATGAAATAAAAGAGTTATTAGATACGTATAATAAAAACCTAAAAGATTTAAATAATCCAGACTCAGATTATTATAAAAAAGTATTTGATAAATTAATAAAACAAAATAAAAAAGAAGAACTAAAAATTCAACAAGAATATAATAAATATTTTAGTGATGTTAAATCAATTATTTATACTTTTCAAAATAATATTATAAATATTTTTACTGTAAAAATTAATGATGAACAAATTGAATTGAATATATCAGAAAGTGCTGATTATAATAATTTATTTCTAATATTTTTATACACAGAAATTATTACAAATCAAGATTTTCAGAATTTTCAAAAAGAAAATTGTTTAAATACAACTAGCAAAACTTTCACACAAGGTAATGAATTTAAAAAGAATTTAGATGAGTGTATTAAAGTACCTACAAATATTTTTACAAATAAATATTTAAAATATAAAATTAAATATTTAAATTTAAAAAAAAATATTTAATGCATGAATCAATAAAATAAAAAATCTTATAAGATTTTTTATTTTATTATGTATTTAGTTTACACGCACAATTACATTCACCATCTGTCCACCAATTTAAATGACTTGGTTAATCATAATATTTAGCATCACAATTTTTCTATACAAGAGTTGATTTAGTGAGAACAGTATAATAACTAATGCTATTCATAATAGAAGTATAGCAGTTATTGTAGATTATGATTGATAATATTTCATATAAATAAATGTATTAATTTAAAAAAGCTTTGCTTTTAAATTAATTGTTTCATTAATTAATTCGTCGTCTTTTTGTTGGAGGTTGTGGCAATTGATTCAGATCATCATCAGATGTTTCCAAAGGCTGATGAAAATCAATTACATCAATATTTGCTTCAAAAGACCATGGAATTGGCAAAACAAATGCTTCGAGATCATCTTGATAGAATTTATTAGATTTTCGTGGACACATCCATTCTGGAGCCTCTTCATATTTTTTTGGTCTATTTTCAGGTGTATTCGGGGGTGTATTTGAATGCATTTTTATTGATTATTATGGAATCTAGGTTGCTATGGGTTAATCAAAGCGAAACTTTGAAATTAATCGACTAGAGTGCTTGACACTCTAAATGGCTACGGTAAAGATTTATAAAATTACCAACCCTTGTAAAAATTTTTTTTTCATTTTTTTTATTTTATAACTTAATTAATGTATAAATAAAAAAATTGAATTATATTTTATTGGTCACAAAAGTTATAAATAATTTATTACCGTTGTTATAGAAATAATGTTTGCATTTAAATGAATCATTATAAAATATTATTAATATAAATTATAATGAGTAAGGAATTTAATGATATACAAAATACAACTTTAAATGAATTTGTACAACTTATTAAATTAGAACAGAATTTATTAATATCTAAATTACAAAATAGTATTTTGAAACCTTATAATTCTATTCAAAATGTATATTATATTCAAAAAAAATTAGAACCAAAAAATATTCGTAAAGTAACTTTTGGTATTAATTCTTATTGTGAATTTATTATAAATACTGATTCAAAAGAAATACTAAACAAAAAATCATTTAATAATTTTGACGAATCATGTGACGACGATGATAAAGAAATAGATATTGATATTGAATTAGAGTTTAGACTAAATGAAGCAAACAATAATGCAATAAATCTGTCCAAACTATCTTATCCTAGATGTAAATATGTTACATCTAATCAAAAAAATAAAATATATTTTAAATCATATTTAGATAATATTCCAAATAATTAAATTAAAAAAATTGAATAATTTATTAACAATTTTTATTAAATTAAAATAGTACCGTAGTATAGATAATATACAAATATTTTGGAATAAAAATTAATTTTCTAAATAAATATGAATTTGTATCAAAAACAACTCAAAAAAAACAAAGATTTATTTTTATTAACCAAACAAATTGATAAAATTATGTCGTTATTTGAAAATAATGACATTGTTGATGAAATTGTATCTTTTACTGAACATAAATATAAAAGTAAAATTAATGAAAAATGCGAATACTGCAATAATAAACCAACAAAAATATGGAAATATAAAAAAAATAATAAAATTAAAGTTTGTAAAAAATGCTGTAAAAAAAATAGAGATACATTTTATTTTGATTTATAAAAAAATTAATAGATATATATATATATTTATCGATGTGCTGGATATGGTCCAGGTAATTGTTTCACTACTCGATAATTTGATATTGGAGTTTGAATTTGTCTGAATGCTGATTGATTTTGCATTCCTTGACCTGGTAATTGTCTTGCTATTTTAAAATTTGCTCTTTGTGTTTGATTTTGTCTGAATGCTGATTGATTTTGTATTTCTTGACCTGGTAATTGTCTTGCTACTCTAAAATTTGCTCTTGGTAATTGAATTTGAATTGCTTGTCCTGATAATTGTCTAACTAACATATTAGCATTAGGATTCTGTATTTGTTGATGATTATTTCTTTGAGGATTAAATCTATTTTCATAAATTATTTCATTTTTTAGTTGATTAGTGTAATTAATTAATTCATGTAGCTTATGAAATAATTCATAATCTATTTCACTATGACGTCTATCTGCGTCCTGTATTAAACGATTTCGTATTCTTATATGATCTTGGTTTATAGTTTGAATTCTAAATTCAATATTATTCATAATGTTTATTACAAATAATAAATTCAAAATTAATAATAAAGTTTTGATTTTTATTTATATTATTAAAATTTATAAATTTATCCTAACAATTTAAATTTTTTAAAACTATGTAAAAAGAATTCTCATACTAATTCTTTCTGACTACGGTAAAAATTTAATAATTAATAAATTGTAATATATTTTATTTTTCAATTTTTTTAATAAAATAATAATAAAAAAATTGAATTTTTTATTATTTTGTTGATTCTATATATTTCAAATTTTTACCGTAGCCAGAGGATTTGATATAAGAATTCTCTTTACATAATTATTACAGATATTACATCTGACAATATAATGCCTAAAATAGTTACAACTATTAAGGCATCACATGCCATAACTGGTGAAGAGATATATAGCGGTCCATATGGTCCTCATTTCAAACAATTATTAATAAATCTCAAAAAACAATTGGGATTTGCTACACTTCGTTTTATTGTAGATGATAACAATTTTACCAATTACTCAGAACTAAGTGATTATATTCGTTTTAAAGAAAATGTTGATATCAAAATAATTTTTCTTAGTAAAATGCCAACATGTTTGGGCCACCTAAAATTAGAACGCAGGTCTTTATACCAACCAGGTGTTTTTTATGGCAACTCTTATATTGGAATTTTTGAATGTGTTCCATGTAATAATACAGTTCAAGGCAGTATTTGCAAACTCTGTCGTGATAAAACAGTTTACAACATGTTTAACATCATGCAAGATGATGCCACCTCTATATATCATTATAAAGAAATGATAGATATTGAAAAATGTTTACTTGGTACAACACGTGCTAATGTTGATGCTATTCTTGATAACATTAATAGTCATATTAAACGCCTAACACCATTGATGCTATCTATATATATTAAAAGTTTGGAAACAAAAAGTTTATTGTTTTAGAAAGATTTTTTTTTTAAATAATTAATTTATTTAATTTTTTATAATGTAATAAAATTAGATATATTGTTTAATTCAGTATTTAATTCATTAAAATCAAAATCATTATATGAATTCCAACCAATGCTAATAATTAATGATTTCGGTTTTTTTATTAAAGATAAATATTTATATAATACAAATATTATTCCTTCTGTGCACATATGATAATGATCAATCTCTAATTTTTTATTTTCATCCAATTCATATCTACTATATAATTCTTTATTATATTTATGAATAAATTCATTATTATATGTCATTATAGTAGGTAATTCAATTGCTATATGTTTTAATTTATTATTTTGTAAAATACCTGCTAATAAATCATATTCTAGTTCTAGTTTCATTGAATTTTGTAAAGGTACATAATAGTAGGAGTTAATATTATTTTTTATATCTATTAATTTATCATTATTATTATTTAAAATTTCTGTTAATGTTGATCCGCTTTTTGATAATAATCTAATATTATAAATATTATCATCTTTTATTAATGTAATAATATTATCATTAATTATATCATTATGTTGCTCATCATCAATTAAATAATCAAATGTTGAATCTGATATAATTGTCATAAATATGTTATTTTTTATATCAGCAGACGCTGATTGATATGAATTTATTGAATAATTTAAACCTTCCATTATTACAATTCACAATTAAATTAATATTAATATTATTCATTTTTTCTAATATTAATTATTTTTGAATATTAGCATTAGTCACAAGTTTATGTATTTTAATCAAAATTGATATAAATTATAAAATGTCATTTTTTTATCAAAATTACATGTGATCATATGCTCGTATGATTTTTGTGATTTATACCATACTATTAAAAATTGAAAATTAAAATAATTAGTGGTTCCATAGTTTTTTAACCCATTACCGTAGCCCTTTTGGCTCAAAAATACAATTTCCTGGTTATTATCACAGTCATGCAGATGATTCCAAATCCTCCTGTAGCTCAAGTCAAACGCATGCGTGAGTCTGGATGCAAACAGCTTGGATGTGGTTGCTACAATCATCCTGATTATGGACCATGCAAAAATTTTATGGCTCCTCGTACAACCAATTCTTGTTGGGAGTGCAATTGTACTAATGAGTGTGGTTTTCGCGATCGGGTCAACCCGCCGCGTTTGACTCCACTTTGTAGGTACAACAAGTCGTGCAATATTCTTGCTTGCAAATATGCACATTCAACTCCAACTGGTCAGAGTCCTTCTCGCTTTATCAACCACGTGCCAACTAAAAGCGCACTATGCCGACATATGTGGACCATGTACGAAGAAAATGGTCAAGCTTATATTTCACCAAACACTTCTTGCAAGCATGGTAATGCATGTGCATTTCACCATACACTTGATGTCCATCAAACGGCTTTGTATGAAAAGCACAAAAAGATGGAACTTCTTATGAGCATGCAAGGATGATATACTTCGACATCAGATATTGAACAGAATTTCACGATGTGAAATTGTACAGTTTGTTCTTAATCTGTTAGTATTAATCGATTTAGATTTTTTATTAAGTTTAATAAAAAATTTAAACAAAATTATTTTAATAAAAATTGAAATATTAATTTTAATGTCCTTTTATTTTATTTTATTACCGTATCGATACAAGTCGATAAGCTTTATTTCTTTGTATTAAAGTGGATAAATATAATATCAGTAGCAATATTTTTGAAACCTAATTAATAATATAAGAAATTCAATAATTAGAAATTTGTCGTTTTTAGTATAAATATTACATGAGTACTCTTTCCACTATTCCTAATATAACTTTGTATGCATTAAGTGGTGAACTTATAGCAAGTGGGCAATATTCGAATGATTTATGGAAACAAATAAAATTATTTAAAGATATTTCAAAAAAGAATCCACATAAAATTACTTTTATCCCACACAATACAGATATTATTCTGGAGTTTTTTGATGATTTGATATGTTCCTCTTATGGCACAGAGTTTACAGTTATTTATCAAAAAATATCAATCGAAGATTATAAAATTATGTACTGTAAATCATCATGTAATAATTATGAATATTATGCTGAGAATCCATATATACCAGAATCATGTGATTGTGAATATTGTTTATATGATGAGAAAAAAATGAAAGCATCGCATAATAGAGATGAACGAATATATAATTTTTATATTAATAATTATGGAAATTAAAAAATAATTTATTTTAAATTTAATAAAAATAATAATAATTTATAAATGTTAATATAAAAATTATATAGTTGCTAATAAATATCTGTACATATCACTGATATTCCAAATTGTGGAAAAAATATGAACGTATCACTATTTAAAAAATAATTAATAAACATATTTTAATGATTGAATCAAATGATATTATTAATAAATTAAAATTAGAAATAGAAGAGTTAAAATCAAAAAATCTTATAATAGAATCTTTATTACAGCGGGGACTATTTTAAATGACACGAATTAAAATTATTCTTTATAAACTTTTGCTTTCTTTCTATATTTCATCTTAATTTCTTTTATATCTTCCTTTGTTTTAGTTAATGATGATTTGAAATAATTTTTATAAGTTTTCAGTTCAATATATTTAATGGATTTTCTAATTGATTTTTTAATTAAATCATAACTCATTGGTTCATCACGTTTCATATAATATTTCTATTGATTAAAAAATTTCTCTATTGGATTCATATAATGGTAGTATGGTAAAATATATAAAAAATCATTTTTGCTTTTTATAATAAAATCTTTAACTTCTTGATTTCTATGACAACTTGCATTATCCATTAATATTAATTTATTCTTTTTACCTTCTATAAATTGTTTAATAAATTCAATTAATCGACAATGGTCTGAACCTGCTTTTTCATATAATATCCAATCTAAAACTCCTTTCGTAGTTATTGCCATAATTAAAGTATATTTAATAAAAACTTTATTATCTTTTGTTGTTTTATTTAATCGTTTACCTATTATTTCTCTTCCTTTGTTAGGATGTAAACCAATTGAGATACTTGATTCATCAATTGATATAATATCATCTAAATTATATTTCTTAATTTTTGAATAAAACTTTTTATATTCTTCTTCATAATTAATAGGTTTATTATATCTTAAATCTGGTTTATGTGTTATTTGAACTTTTTTATAAGTCAAATTTGCAAATTTAATAATATTACTTAGATGTGTTTTAGATAATGTAATATCATTAAATTTTTTATGAAAATAACCTAATATATCAGTTAATGTTATAAATAGTTTTGTTTTTATTAAATTAATTATAAATTCAACATGACCTTTTTCAACTTTATAAGCTCATTATTTTCTATCTTTATTTTCAACTGTTCCATACTCTAAATATCTTCTAACCCATCTAACTAAACTATATTTAGAACATTTATAAATATTGCAAGTATCTCTTAAACTTAAATCTTCATTATCTAAATAATATTCAACTGCTGATAATTTATAGTCTGTTGATTTATGTTTTTTCATATTATAAATATGTTTATAATTAACTGTTATATATGTTGTTTATTATCATCTTATTTAATGGAAAAAATTTATTTAAAAATTATTAATAAAATAAAAAATTATATTTTTAATGATATCAATTTAAAAATTAAATTTAAACATTTTAATCAAAAACATTCATTAGATAGTTTATTAACAGCTAT